CTATATCTGGCTTATGATCTTCATATAGTTTAATTACATTTGCTTCTTTTGTCAGATCAATATCTGCTTTTCTTGGTACTACTATTTTTGACGGATCAAATCCTGCTTCTAATAGTTTTTTAACAACTGATTGACCAAGAAAGCCAGCACCACCAGTAACTATAACCTTATCTTGAAGCATAGAATTTTTCCTTTTCTGCTAATTGTAAATCATTTTCAATCATAATTCTAATGAGATCATTGAATGATGTTTGTGGCGTCCACCCTAATTGTGTTTTTGCCTTATGTGAATCACCTAACAGAAGATCAACTTCTGATGGTCTATAATAAATGGGATCTATAGAAACAAAGTCACGATAATTTAAACCCAATTCATTAAATGCTAATTCACAAAACTCTCTTACAGAATGCGTCTCGCCGGTAGATATAACATAATCCTCTGGAGTTTCTTTTTGTAGCATCATCCACATAGCCTCAACATAATCTTTAGCATATCCCCAATCTCGTTTAGCATCTAAATTCCCTAACAGTAATTTATTTTGTAATCCTAATTTTATCCTAGTTGCTGCTCTGGTAATTTTTCTAGTGACAAAAGTTTCGCCTCGTCTTGGACTCTCATGATTAAATAGTATACCACTACATCCAAATATATTATAACTTTCTCTATAATTGACTGTGATCCAGTGGCCATATAGTTTAGCAACCCCATATGGTGATCTTGGATAAAATGGTGTTGTTTCTTTTTGTGGAGTTTCATATACTTTACCAAACATCTCAGAACTCGATGCCTGATAAAATCTGATAGATTTATCTAAATCCTCTTTAATATCTCTAATTATTTCTAATATATTTAATGTGCCTATTGATACAGAATTAGTTGTGTAAACAGGTTCTTGGAAACTAACCTTAACATGACTCTGTGCTGCAAGATTATAGATTTCGTCTGGTAAAATCTTTCTAATTATTCTTGATAAACAACTACTATCAGTAACATCACCATAATATAGATTTAAATCTTTATGAATATGATCAATTCTAGTGGTTGGAAAATTACTGGTTCTTCTTATAATACCATGAACTTCATAACCCTTATTCAGCAATAACTCTGCTAAATAGGATCCATCTTGGCCAGTAATCCCCGTAATAAATGCTTTCATTGTAAGATAGCTTTCTTTTTTAAGAAACTATAAACCTCATCACATTGTTCTTCTATAGTCATAATAGTATTATTCAATACAAGATCAAAGTTAGATTGATTATAATTATTAGCATCTAATGCAGTTTCACTGGCGTGATCAGAATTATATGGATTACGATTTAATTTAATAACAATACCACCAGCATTTCTTATAGACTCTACTTCGTTAGGAAATCTACAATCTGCTATAATGGCTAAATCCATATTCTCTTTCATAATTTTATTAATTGTAGCATTTACCCAAACATCATGATACATATTTCGTAGTATGTCTGTGCCTACTACTTGCATAACTTCTCTGGCTGTTAGATATTTATCCTGCCACTTAATATGTGTTAGAGTATTTTTCTGTAAATCAGAACCATAACATTGCTCATGGGATAAACCAAGAATATTAATACATATATCTTGTTTTAAAGGATCTGCGAAATTATAAATTTTAGTTTTTACACCAAGACTACAACTAACAATAAATTCAGAGCAAGTTGTTTTTCCAGACTGTTTTCTACCAGCAAATGCTATAATTTTTGTCATGTTATTCTCTGTAAATAGGTTTTAATTTCATCATTTATTTCTGCACTAGTCATTTCCCCAATATCTGGTTTGCTAATATTTGGGATGAATACTCTGTAAGTGTTTTGACATTTGATCTTAATTTGATCTGCGGCTTTTCTACCAGCCTCATCATTATCTGTTAAAATAACCAAACTCATAGCACCAGATGAATCTAATAGAATTTTTTGGCGATCACTTAAAGAACAACCAAACATGGCAACGCTATTATGAATTCCGTTTTCTTCTAATCTCCACACATTACCAGGACTCTCAACTATAATAGCAACACCAGTCTTTAAGATATGTTCTTTAGCAAACCAAAAATTGTAAAGATGGTTTTGACTTTTAAAGTCTTTATTATGTTTCCATTTACAATACTTCCATATATCATCACTATGAGGGCATGAATTGTTGGGATCATGAAATCCTTTGCAACTCTCACACTTTTCATATATACTGCGTCCAGTGCATCCTACCATAAACTTATAATTATTATCATAAATTGGCACAACAACACGGTTTGTCATTTCTTTATTTGGAGATGAACAAAAACCAACATCATATTTTTCCAATATCTCTTTAGTATAGTGTCTATCAATAAAATATTGTGCTGGTATGTTTAAAGACTTAACTATTTGAGATCTTGTAATTTGTGGTGCTTCTGGTTGACTATTATTATTTAAATAACCCACCATGCTAGTAAATTGCTTTTTATCTCTGTCTACTCTGGAGATTTTAATATTGCTAAAATCTTTATTGATTAGACTCAAAGCATATTCTACGGCCTCCTGAAATGAACATGATTCATCTCCATCTTTTTTCCATCCATACTTTTGGTTGGAAATAATACCACGAATAAATCCTAGGATAGATCCTTTAAAAATCTTTTCACAATTATGGGTTCTGCACTTCCAATTGCCACGATATGTATCACCCTCTGGATACAAATTTAATGCTGATAGATTATCTCCATCATGAATTGGGCAGGCCATTGTGATCATCTTGCCGTTATTTTTATAATCTAAACCAAAAGCATCTAATAAGGATTCGATATTATCACATACCTCATCACATACTATCTTTAACTTGGCCTGATCATTCAAATGGGATTTCTTGGTCTTCATTGTTTTCATCTACGATAAATCCTTCGTCTCCAATTTTATTATTGTTCATTAATTCTAATCTGGTCTTACCCTCACTAATTTTTGCACACCAACCCTTCATGTGACAATTAATATAATCATTGTCATCTAATCCTCCACCGTGACGGCTAACTAATGGCAATAATTTTCGATTACCATTAGTTGGACCATCCTCTGCCATTTCATCATCTGCTTTTCTCTTAAAAATACTAAAATTACTACACAACCAAATAATTCTATCTGAACCACTCGCCGTGTCAGTACTCTCTTTAGTTATACCATCTCTATTTAATTGTACAAAAGCCAAGATTGGAATCTGATATCTAACAGCAAAATTATGCAGTGCGGTCATCATAAATCCTAATACTTGATATTCTTTCATATCTTGACTAATCCCAGCACTATCCATAAGTTTAAGATAATCATAAACTATTAAACACTGTTTTGCTGTGCCATCATCATTTAATCCCACTTCCTTAACCAACCATCTTCTCATTAGTGATAATTGTTCTTCAAATGGTTTTCCAGCAATTGTTTTATAGAAAATAGGTGTAGATTTTAATTCTTCTGATGCTGTTAATATCTTATTTCTTTGATCTGGAGATTCTGCAAATTTACCAGTTTCAATGGCCGAAATTTCAGTCTCAGTCTTCATTGCCAATACTCTATTAATATGATCCTTCACATTCATCTCAGTATCCATATTTAAAACAGGAATACCAAGTTTAGCAATATTATGACCCATATTATCTGCCAAAAGAGTTTTGCCAGTTTTGGGTCGTGCTGCTATTACATTAACAGTACCCTTTCTAAAACCTCCACCAATAGCCTGATCGTAAACTGGAAACCCCGTTGGAATACCAATTTGATCTATAGGATTTTCAACCAAATCTGTAATATATTGATCGATATCTTTACCGATATGTACTGGATTATTATCGCCATCATTTAATAAAGAAGAAAAATTAAATATAGCATCTTCTGCAATACCCAAAATATTTGCTATTGGTTCACTACCATTAATTTCTAATATCTTATCCTGAGCCTGCTCCAGCTGTTTGCGTAACAATCTTGCAATTTCAAGTTTACGAATTTTAGCAGCAAACTTACGAACATTCTCAAGATTAACGGGAAAGTCAATTATCGCTTTAAGATGTTGAGTTTCTTCCTTTTTCGCTAAAATATGTGAAACGCCAACTTCTTGTGCAGCAGAATAAATTGATGGTATATCAATCTTAGGCTTTTGTTCGTTATCACATAAGCATTTTAGACATTTAAATATTATAGCATTACTATCAATTGTAAAAGATGATTCTTGGACAATATCAGCAATATCTAAATAAGCATCTTCGCCAAATTTACAAATACCTGCTAATACTGCTCTTTCAGCAGCGGGGTCACATAGAATCATTTTTTATCCTGCGGATGATGAGCATTTGTTACACTTATATCTTTCCACCGACTCGACCAATGAGGGGCAAATGGACTCTTTTTTGCCACACACCCTACATTGTATTGTGATGGGGGTGTAAGGTCTATTTCTTGGGACTGGTGCGAACTTTGCTAATTTTTTATCAATTGCAGTGTCTTCTTTATGCATTCTAGATTCTGGCATATCTTCAAATTTATTTTCTTTAACCGTTTCGACTGATTTTATATTTTTTGTTTTTGTAGACTTAGTTTTCTTTTTGGGCTTAGATGATTCTTCCTGAACATCATCACTCAGACCCTTTTGTAGAATAGCTATTAATGCTTTGATATCATCATTATCAAGACCCATGTTTCACCTTTGTCTTTTGTACAGAAAGTATAATATCAGATAAATTCTTAATGCCATTGGCTAAATAAGATAGTCTATCAGATCTTTGTTTAGCATACTTCTTTATATTATTCAAGGACGTGGCTTTGTCATTGTGTTTAATCGCTTGGCCAGATTTTTCCACATATCCATATCCTTTATAATTATTAATTTCATCTGCTATGGTTTCTTTAATAGTTTCTTCGGCCCAATTGTAGCGTGCTATTTCTCTATTAATTGTTCTTTGAATATGAAAAGAGAATTGACCTAATCGATAAGCAATTTGAGCACAATCTTCTGGGCTTAATTTTTCAATAATATCTCTATTCATGGTCAGATATTGATTTAATTCATCAGAGGATAGTGCATCGTTCTGATATGGCGATAGACCAATAGAATTCTCATACTCGTCTAGAACATCATCCCAATATTTAATTTCTTCTTTAGATGTTTTATGCATTTTTAATTCTTTCGTTCCATATGTCTTGTTCTTCATCAAAAGCTAATACTATATACTTAATACCATTCAATTCACACCATTCTTGTTTTTCTCTATCTCTTTTTTGAGATTTTAAAAAGTTTAACAGATTAGAGTGATAGAATGGAACAAATTTATAGTGTTGCTCACCATGCACTTCAAAACATAGTTTCTTCAATGGCAAATAAAAATCCAAGAATAGTGTCTCACTCTTTTTGAGAGGAATAGGCACTTCTTCTAAAATTTGTAAAGTTGGAAAATTATTTGTTATTAAAGATCGTGCTGCTAGATGCAAGGCTGATCTATGATCTGTTTTACCATGAGCCATATTCCCTGTCAAGTGCCAATTATGATTGGTACCATCTAGATCTTTAATGTTCATTTAATACCCATTGTTGTTTTAATACTTGCCACTAATTCACTATATGCTTTTTCATTCTCTAGAAGATATTGTCTAACTTTTTCTGTTCCCTGAAATTTGGGCTTGTCAGCAACACCAGTTAAAGTATACCAAGCACCACCCTTATGAATGAGACCAATATCAGAGGCTAAACATATAGCCTCCATATATTTATCCACACCTTGACCATATCTAATATAACTGGTGATATTTCCTCCCGGTGGACCAAGTGCAGAACATATTACTTGCCATTCAATTTCTTGACCGATTTGTGTACTATCGGCACTTAAAAGCCAAGGCTTGAAACTCTTTGCCCGCAATTTAATATCTGTCTGGTATGCGATTGCCTGACCGCTCTTTTCTTTGAATTCAGCACCATATCCTGTAGGATTACCCATCAGATGCGTGATGCCAATAACAATATTTTTATTTACAGGAATAACGTTAGCAACCTTACGACAAAACTTAGCTAGTAATTTAGCACCATCTGCTCTTTGCATCTTATCCATCTCACTAGTAATTTCTGCTTCTGTACATAGTGCGGAATAGGAGTCGATTAT